ATAGCAGCGTTAGTGCCGGGTACCTTTATACGCATAAGCAACACCGCAACAGATTTAGCCAACTTTGTAGGCAGAATAAGCAACGTACAACTAAAGTTTGATATGCCGTATTCTGGCGGCGTAGGCAATGGCGACTATTTAAGCATTATGTGCGAAGGTGGCTTAGGCCAGTTTGGCCGCAAAAGTGGTAACAACTACGCAATGCCAGCTGACATTCTAACCGGTCAACTAGGCGACGTAATTAACGAGACCGAACTTGTAGCTTTTCTGGACTCAGGCGTAGGCGATGAAGCTTTATCCGCAACCACCGTTAACGGCACATGGGCCGATTACCTTAACCTTGCAGCGCTAACACTCAATGCGCGCCTTATTGACGTTTTAGAAATACAGTACCCCACACGCGTTGAGACCGTGTTTGTAAGCCCATTTCTAGTGCGCGACACTGCCGTAAACTTTAGCGACACCACAAACAACGCCACAAACCAAGTTTATGACGGCATCACTTTTGCTAGCTACGCCGACAACTTTTACACACAAGTCACAGTCGACCCAGAGGTGCCAGCCGCACAAACAGTAGAGACAGGCAGCGCGCCGTTTCGCACCTACACAGTAAACACGCTAAACGCCACAACTGGCCAAGCTCTTGACTATGCCAACTATTTGCTTAATAACTACAAAACGCCAAAAGTTGCTATAAGTTCTATTTCTTGTTTAGCCAATGCGCAAAACACAATGGCACTAGACGACTTGGGAGACGGCCCCGATAAATGCGGCCGCCAAATAGGCAAACGAGTAACAGTTGCTTTTCGCGGTACTACTTACTCGTGCATTATTGAAGGCTATACGTTTAGCGCGGTACCCGGTGAGGCTCGATACACGTACTACGTTTCGGCCGCCGACCTTAACGCTTACTTAATCCTTGACAATGCTACTTTTGGCAAACTTGACTCAAATAGACTGGGGTACTAATGGCTACAAAAACTTTTACTACTGGCGAAGTGTTGACCGCTTCAGACACAAACACTTACTTAGCGAACAGCGGTTTTGTTTACGTTAAATCGCAAACTGTCGGCACTGCTGTTTCAAGCGTGACCGTATCTTCTGCTTTTTTAACAGATTACGATAATTATCTAATCGCTGTTAATGGCACGACATCAAGTTCAAGTAGTGGCGCAATAAAATTGGCTTTAAGCGGTTCCACTACCGCTTACTACTCAACTTTAATTTATGGAAGTTATGCCGGAACCGGCCCGTCAATGGCAAACAACAACAACGCAAGCGAATGGAACTGGATAGGCGGTCTTTACGGCTCAGATGGTTTTATAGCTCAATTCACTCTTATGTCGCCATTTTTATCAAAATATACACGGCTGTATTCTCAAGGTTATGAAGGTTCAAGCAACTCTGGTTCGTTGGCTGGCATTCATAAAGTTTCAACTTCATATACAGGTTTTGTATTAACCCCAGAGAGTGGGACTTTAACTGGTGGAACTGTCACCGTTTACGGATATCGAAAGGCATAACCATGACACGACCAAACATACAAATTGACGACGAAGTGCGCGAAATGACAGAAGAAGAATACGAGGCGCTACTTGCTACCGGCTGGACTGAAGAAGGCGAAAATGATCTGGCGGATTAGTTTTGTAGCGCTTTTGTTCGCGTCAATCCTCACAGCTTGCGGAGACCGCGAGCGCGTCAACTGCCCAGAGGTACGCACCAAAAACAAGGCGTTGCGCGCCGAAACTTCTATAACCGTTGACACCGCCAGTCTTGGCAGTACTCGAATACTGGCCGACAAATGCCTATAATCCCGCCGCCACGGCACCCCGAAAGAATGACCAGCGAGCAAATTAAAGCGCGCTTAATTTTTGTCGTGGCCTGCGCGTTGTCTCTAACTTTTGTGGTTGCCACCATGTCGCTTATTTACGGCCTGCTATTTGTGACCCAGCCGCTCGACGTATCAGACAACGACAAAAGCGCATGGGCAACCTTGCAACCACTACTGCTATTCCTTACCGGCTCACTCGCTGGCCTACTCAGCGCCAACGGGCTAAAAGACAAACCGAAAGACAAAAACGATGAATAACGACGACAAAAAAGGCCTACTAAAAATTGTGCGCGAAGCAGCTGCAAAACTCTTGACACGCATCGCCGACATGATTAGCCGGCCATGAACTACACCGGCACCACCGACGGCGCAGCTTTAGGCAAACGCCCCGGCACCGAAAAGTTCGTAGACATCATTAAGAAAAAAGGCTTCACCAACCTAGGCACTTGGGCAGTACGTAACATGCGCGGCTCAGACCGTCTCAGCGTGCACGCGACCGGCAGAGCGGCGGACATTGGCTACAAAGACAAAGCCACAGCCGCCATGTGGGCTAACTGGCTAGTAGCCAACTACGAGGTATTGGGCATTGAAGAAGTCCACGACTATGCTGGCACCACAAAAAAAGGCACCGAGAAATGGGGCCGCGGCTGGCGTTGTAACCGTGACGGTAAACCCGGTTGGAAAGACTGGACAGAGACCGCGAACGGTGGCTCTGGTGGTGGTTTGTGGTTACACGTCGAGTTAACACCCGCCATGGCCGACGACCCACAAGCGTTCGTAGCAGCATGGAAAAGCGTTACGCCACCAACACCGTCCGCTAAAACCGTTACAGCATAAGGCTTTCAGCGCAAAGGCGCGCAAAGTCTCAACAACACCATTAAGGTTTTTACCTATCCCGACGAAAGGCAGAAACTATGAAACGACTACTTGGCGTACTCGCCGCAGCTGCACTACTGGTGCCGGCTACACAAGCCAGAGCGGCAGTGGAACCAAACTGCAACCGCTACAAGCCATTGGCGCTAGAGGTGGGCTGGCAGAAAAAAGACTTGCCACGGCTTATGCAGATATGTTTGCGCGAGTCTAAAGGCTTTGCCCGGGCTTGGAACCAGCGCGACCCGTACACCGGCTCATACGGCATCATGCAAATTAACGGCAGCAACAAGCGTTTTCTTGTCGAGTCTGGGATAGTTCGCAAACACATGACCGAACTATGGTCACCCCGCAAAAACCTTAAAGCCTCGTTGGCATTATTTAAGCGCCACGGTTGGGCACCATGGAAAGGCAACAGCGCGCCAAAAATTGTGGTACCGTACACCCGTTAGTTATTTTCAACCCGACTAGAAAAGAGACAACAATGGTAAACCCGACTGACCGTTTAGACCAAGCACTAGCAAACCTATGGGCTGGCACTCGACCTAAAACAACTGACGTGCTGGTACGCAACTTGCGCGCTCACGCTTACAGCTACGCAATGGACGACCCGAAACTATGCGAGGACTTACGCCAAGCCATTGGCAGGTTAGAACACCCAAGCGCGCTAGAACCAAAACCGCTAAGCATCATTGACCGTTTAGACGCCATTGTGCAAGACCTGCACGGTTTAGGACTTACTCAAGTTGGTGGCGAAATTGACCAATTGCTTATTGCACATATCGAAGCATTGCGCGGTGCAAAATGAGAACAGCACTAGGAGTTTTTGCGTTTGTTGGTGTCATGACAGTTTTTACCGTCATCACATTGTGGGCCGCCGATTGGATACAAAACTATGACGAAAGCGGCAGGTACGAATAATGGCTTTTGACCTTTCCGAGTACGTAGACGTAAAGACACGTCTTAAACAAGCGCTAAAGGTTTTCCCGCAGCTGCGTATTGTCGAGCACCGACCAGAGATAACCCAAGTTGGTGACCAGTTATTTATTGAGTGTTCGGTAACTGTCAGCCGTGACCCCGACGACCCCATACCCGTGACCGCCTACATTTTTGAGCCGTACCCGGGCAAAACCCCATACACAAAAAACAGCGAACAAGCCAATGGAGCCACCTCGGTTTTGGGGCGGGCATTAGGATATTTAGGAATGGGAATTGACAAGTCCATAGCCTCTAGCAACGAGGTTTTAGGACGCCAAGAGGCATCAGATGACCGCACAAAAGTAGTGAGCATTGCGCGACCTACACCAGTACTGGACAGCCCACGCGAAACGCCAACCTCAGTTATGGGGCCACGGTCTAAGCAAATAGGCGAGGCTCGACTATCGGCCCGCGAACAAACAGAGGCAAGCAAACCAAGCAACAGCGGTGGCGCGACCCCAAACCAAATTAAAATGCTTACCCAAATGTGCGCGGAACGTGGGCTAGATTTTGACCCCGAAACACCCATGACCTACTCAGAGGCAAAAGACATGTTCTTAAACATTAAACCGATACCCAAGGTTAAATAATGAACGCCGACGACATGCCACCAGAGCAAGCCATTTGGGCATATTCAAGCATGCTGTACGACTCACGCCAAGAGCGCGACAGCCTACGCCGCGAATTAAACATAGTTATTCAACAACTGCTCGACTGCCAAGCCGACTACCAGCGCCTAGCCCGCGACTTTGAGCGCATAGCAAACGCCGTGTTTTGCCCAGACTGCAAAATGGTTAACGATGCCAAATAGTTACGCCGGCATGACTGAAGCACAATTCTTAAAACAAGTGTGCGCAGTAGCTAAATTGCGCGGCTGGTTGATTTACCACGCCAAGCCCGCACAAGTTGGCGAGCGTTGGGCAACCCATTTTCAAGGCGACGCAGGATTTCCCGACCTTGTGCTCAGCCACCCAACTGGCGGCCTAGTGTTTGCAGAGCTAAAGGCAGGCCGTAACAAACAGTCTGACGCGCAGCTGCGTTGGCAACGGTACCTACTCGAAGCCGAATACGAGTGCTACTGCTGGTACCCAAAAGACTTAGACGCAGTTATAGCGCGACTGAGTGACATATGAGCAAAGTACTGGTAACACTTGACTACGAGGAATTGGAATACTGCGCCATTAGCGGTGCGCGTCGCAACATACGCGCCATGCAAAAAGACCGCAAACCCCGAGACAACACAAAGTACAGCGCGCAAAACTGGTGGCAGTCCAACATCACTGGCGTTATCGGTGAGTATGCCGTAGCCAAGTCATTGGGTGAGCATTGGCAAGACTTAGAGGCAGACCGCGGCGGTTTTGACGTGTTGAGTTACCAAGTGCGCTCGACAGAGAACACCAGCCCCAAACTTGCAGCGCGCCCGGGCGATGACCTAAACCACATATACATACTGGCGCAGGTTTATAAACACCGGGTACTAATCCACGGTTGGGCTACTGGTTACGACATAAAGCAACTAGGCGCGCAAGAGCATGGCACAATACGCCTGCACCATGACATGCTTAACGACATGTCGTTATTGTTACACCCAACTATTTACACGTCACAAGTTCAAGAATGGGAAAGGCCCGACTACCAATGAGCACCACAAACCGACCCCGCATGAGTGAAGCCGACCGTCAAGAGCTGCGCGCATTGTTCAGCCAACTCGCTGACATACAAGCCAGCCACATACTCGAAGAACTAGACCACCAACCCCAGCAAGCCAACGCATTAAAGCAAGACCTATGGGGTCTACAAGCGCGTCTAGACGACATACACGCCGACGCCAACACGTAGGCATGAACGTACAACTAAATAATGCTGGTACCCGGTGCGTCTCGCTGGGCTAAGTCGGGGAATTGAGAAGCCCAGCCAGCACTCATGGCCGCGTATGGGTTTGCACTATGCCGGCATAACACACGGAAACGTGGGTAGAGCACCATGCCTAAGAGCTGGTGTGCAGCGTCCAAACGGCAGAAATGTGAATGGTGACCGTCCACAAGTAGTAAACAGCCGGCGACCAGAGAGACATACTCAAACCGCGGGGGGACGTACTGCACAAGACTCGACAACAAGCCAGACAACAAGCCACGCAGTGGCGCGTTAGCCAAGCGATAGCGCGGGAGAAACCAACATGACAACAACACACAACGGCAAGCAACGAGCCACCAGCGAGTTCAAACGCAACCGAGCCAAACTCTTAGCCGACGACCCACCATGCCACTGGTGCGGAATAGCGCGAGCAACCGAAGCAGACCACCTACTCGAAAGCGACGCCGGCGGAACCAATGACATAACCAACCTTGTGCCGGCTTGTAAGCCATGCAATGCGCGGCGCGGGCAGGCCTACCGGGTACGCAAAGAGCGCGAACAAAACGGCGTACTAGAACTGAACACGCAAAAAACCACGCAAAGTGACGGAAGTTTTTTTTCTGGAAGCGAACGGAAGCC